CACTGGCGGGCGCACTACTTGAAAAATTTGAAAGGAAGTAAACATTATGGCTATTACACTTGCAGAAGCAAAGGTCGGCATGGCCGACAAGGTCGATCAGCAGATCGTAGATATGTTCCGTCGCAGTTCCTTGCTGCTGGACAACATGGTATTTGACAATGTGATCTCTCCCGGCACCGGTGGCAGCACTTTGACTTACGGTTACATTCAACTCAAGTCCCCCTCCACCGCGTCTACCCGTACTGTGGGCGGTGAGTACACCCCCGGTGAGGCCAAGAAGGAGAAGAAGACTGCCAATGCCATTATTATGGGCGGTTCTTTCCAGATGGACCGGGTGATCCAGAACACCGCCGGCGCGGCCAACGAAATGGCATTCCAGGCAGAACAGAAGATCAAGGCAACCGCCAATTATTTCCACAATCTGGTGATCAACGGCACCGGCGATGCTGCCGGCGAAGGCTATGTGACCGGCACTTTCGACGGTCTGAAGAAGCTGCTGACCGGCACTGCCAACGAAATTACAAGCGAAGTCAGCCTGAAGTCCTCCACCGAGCTGGACGAGAACTACAACGCATTCTTAGATGAGATGGACAGTTTCATCAGCACCTTGGACGGCACGCCCTCTATGCTGCTGATGAACCGCGCTATGCTGGTCAAGCTGCGCTCCATCGCCCGCCGCGCCGGTTACTATGAGCGCACCCAGGACGACTTCGGCCGCACTGTGGAAACTTACGCAGGCGTGCCTATGGTGGATATGGGTCAGTACTACAACGGCACTACCGTTGAGGATGTGATCGAGACCGATGCAAACGGCAAGACCGCCATCTATGCGGTTTCTCTGGGTCTGGACGGCTTCCACGGCATCTCTCCCATGGGCGATGGCGTGATCCAGTCTTACCTGCCCGACCTGAACACCCCCGGCGCTGTGAAGACCGGCGAGGTGGAACTGGTGGCCGGCGTTGTTCTGAAGAACACCCTGAAAGCGGCTGTTCTGAAGGACATCGCCATCGCGACTGCCGGTTAATTCAGGAGGCGCTGCCTATGGTAGACTACGGATTCTACACAAATGATTACCTGGGCAGCGTCATTCCGGAAAAGGCCTTTTCCGGTGTGGCGGCTCAGGCGCAGCGATACCTCGACAGATTGAAACGGATCTACCGGGTGGAATCCTCCGGCGAAGATGCAGAAAAACTGGCCGTTTGCGCTATGGCAGAAACCCTGTGGGACAACCGCAACGGTGGTCTGTTCTCTGCAAGTGCAGGCAGCGCATCGGCGCGATATGCGGCCAGCAAGACCAGCCTGAAACGGGAACTGTTTGACAAGGCATCCATCTATCTGGACATTTACCGGGGAGTGGGTCAACCTGCCGGGCAATTTGCAGGCTAACAGCCCAATGGTAAATTGGCCGCGGACTTTGTAAAAAACTATCAAGCAACATAAAAGGGGAGGGCGAAAACCCTCCTCTTAAAAAAGGAGAGGACTTTATGGAAAATACAACCAATGTGGAGATGTCGCTCTCCACAATTGAAAAACTGGTTGCTTCGGCCGTGCAGAAAGCGCTGGCGGAATACTGCAGCGATGCGTTTATCGGACAGGCGGCTCAGCGCTATCAGCAGAAAATGGCTGTGGTGAACGGAGGTGCCTTATGAGAGGAACAACGGATCTGTTTTTGATCGACGGCCAGAGCATTGTGGTTCCGGACAGCAACCTGAAATTGCAGGTGAAGGATCTGGAAAGTTCCGATTCCGGGCTGGACGAAAGCGCTTTCCTCCATCGGTTTGTGGCAAGGCAAGGGGTCAGCAAGTGGACTTTCTCCTATGGGGAAATCACCGCGGAGGAATATGCCTATATGGAAGGCTTGTTTGCAGGCAAAGACACATTTGTATTTACCCGGCCGTCTTTGGCAGACAGCACCGTGCCGGTGGCCTCAAAATGCTATCGGAGCAAGCACCAGACCCAATGGCGCAACGCGGTTACCGGGCAATTCGGCAAATATCAATTTGACATTACAGAGTGCTAGGAGGTGGTAGGTTGCTGAAAAATTTGATCGTCCTTCCAGACGGAAGGGAACTGTTTTCCGGGCCGGAAACGGTCAACGCCATCGAAAGCGTGACCCTTATCCAGCAGGTAAACACTGGCACGGAACTGACTCTTGGCGCTGCCTGCGCCGCTATGCTGGAGGTTAGCCTTTTTACACCCAATGGGGGTCTGCAGATTGCCAACGGTACAGAGTTGATCCTTTACAAGGTGGACGATGGCGGCGTCCGGACAAAAGTGGGCCTGTTCACTGTGGAAAAGACCCAAATGCCCAGCAAAAACCGCTACCGCATGACCGCTTACGATAGGATCAGTTGGCTGGATCGGGACTTGACCCAATGGGTCGAAAGTTTGAACGGCTGGCCATACACCTTAAAAACCTTTGCCCAAATGGTGTGCAGCGCCTGCAATTTGACGCTGGTAAATGATACTTTGCCCAACGGGGATTGGCAGATTCAAAAGTTCTCCGCAGGTAAAGTTACCGGCCGGAAATTGATGCAATGGGCAGGACAGGCCTGCGGCCGATTTTGCCGGGCAAATGCTGACGGAAACATCGAATTTGCCTGGTACACACCGAAGGACATTACCATTACCCCCTCGGGGCAGTGGTTCTGCTATCAGGATTCTATGGAGCGCAAGGACTATCAGGTTGCGCCTGTGGACAAGGTGCAGATTCAATTCAGCAAGCAGGATGTGGGCGCTATATACGGAAACGGTAACAACGCCTATGTGATCACCGGCAACTACCTGCTTGCCTCTGCTTCCCACGATGCTCTTGGGGCGGTGGCCCAGACCCTTTATGAAATTTTGCAGACGGTTACATACACCCCTTGCAAAGTGCGGATGCCTGCCAATTTGGCGATTCAGGCGGGGGACATTGTGGGGGTGACCGATGGCAACGGCCAAACATTTTCCGTGTATGTGATGACCAAGACCCAGCAGGGGCAAAGAGAAACGCTGGAGTCAACGGGAAATCAATACCGGGACAATGTGGAAACCTTCAACAACTCCCAATATGCAGACTTGCAGGGGAGAATTCTGGAGGTGGAGACCTCGGTGGAGGGTTTTCGGGTAGAGAACCGGGAAAGGGACGACAAACTTGCCAAGATGGAACTGTCGGTGGACGGCATCAAAACAAAAGTGTCCCAGCAGGAAACGGAACTGGAGCAGGCGGTAAGCAGGGTTTCTATGGTGGAGCAGACCTCTGAGGGCCTTTCTTTGCGGGTGCGGAGCATCGTGGAGGATGGCACAGACAGGGTAATCACATCTGCCGGCTATACCTTTGACGAAACCGGCCTGACTGTTCGCAAAAGCGGTAAAGAGATCAAGACCCAGATCACCGAGGATGGTATGACCGTCTACAAAAATGATAACGCGGTACTGACCGCCAACAGCGAAGGCGTTAATGCGGTGGACCTGCACGCGTCCACATACTTAATGGTGGGCGGCAGAAGCCGATTTGAAAATTACGGAACAGACCGGACGGGCTGTTTCTGGATAGGGGGTTAAAATATGGCATTACAGACAAAAACGATATCCACAGGTAGTTATGCCTGGCAGTCCTGGTCCAACAGTTATGTAATTTCCCTGAAACTGACAGAGGAATCGGTGGATGTTGGGGCCAACACTTCCCGGGTATCCTATTTGTTTACCATCAGCAATACGGACAACAACCGATTCTACGATTACTACTACAACTGGGATATTTCCGTTGGTGGGCAGACGATTCCCATTCGGAATTTCTACTTTGATCTGCGGAACAACAACACCACTCAGACCATCGCTACGGGCAGTATAACCGTTGCCCACAATGCCGACGGCACATTGGATATGCCTTACAATGTGTCGATACCCAACGTAAAAGCGGACAACCAGTACGGCCCGCCGGCTATGTCTTTGTCCGGCACGTGGCCCTTGACGGCGATTCCAAGGGCATCGGCGGTATACTGTCCGTCGGGCATCATCGGAAGCCCGGTGAATATCACCATCGAAAGAGCGGAAGGGGATATGACCCATACGCTGACATATGCTTTTGGAAGTTTAAGCGGAACGATCGCAACCAAAACCGCGCTGGTGGCAGTTGCGTGGACGATCCCTACAGATTTTTACAGTCAGATCCCTAATGCAAAAGCGGGCATCGGCACGATCTACTGCGCCTGCTATCAGGGCAACACCCTGTTGGGAACATCCACCTGCCAGTTCTATGTCAACACCGACGAAAGTGCGGCAAGACCCGCATTGACGGCAAGCGTTACAGATGTGAATCCGTCCACGGTGGCGTTGACCGGGGATGCAAATGTATTGGTTCGGTATTTCAGCACCGCCCAGGCAAGCGCAACCTATGAAGCCAAAAACGGCGCGACGATTACCGGCTACACCATGCGCCACAACGGAAAAACCTATGCGGAAACTCCCATTACCGTAGAGGGCGTGGAAACGGGCGCATTTTATTTTTCTGTTACGGACAGCCGGGGATACACCACGGAGATCACCCAAAACAAAACAGTGATCCCCTATATCAAACCCACCTGCAACTTTTTGGAAAGTCCTATGGATGCCGACGGCAATATGCAGATCAATTTGCAGGGCAACTGTTTTGCCGGGTCGTTTGGCGCAGTGAACAATGAAATTACGGTGCAGTATCGGTATCGAACCAGCAACAGCAGTTACGGAGAATGGCAGACTATGCCGGTGGTGATGGGGAATAACACCTACACGGCGCAAGTCGCGTTGACGGGGCTGAATTACCGTCTGGTCAACACATTTCAGGCCCGGGTGGTTGACAAACTGACAACTGTTCAATCGGCCAACTACAAGGTGAGTGTCATCCCTGTGTTTGATTGGGGTCAGAACGACTTTAACATCAACGGCGCGCTCAAGATCCACAACACGCCTGTTGTGGACTATGTTGTAGAGCAAGGCGTGTCCGGCGTGTGGTCTTACCGAAAATGGGCAAGCGGTCTGGCGGAATGCTGGGGTTCGTTTTCTACCCAATCCGGCGCGTGGAACGGCACAAATAATGTCTATTATATAACCAAAACCATTCCGCTGCTGTCCGGATTTTTTGTTTCAGCGCCCAAGGTGATGGCGACGGTCAACTCTTGCCGATACATCGTTGTGCCCACCGTAATCGTGCCGACCACAACAGAATGCGTGGTCACATTTATGCATTTCTACGGCGGAATCGAGGATGTGGCGATGGGTATGCTTATTTATGCAAACGGACAATGGAAATAAGGAGCAAATATGGCGATAAAAACATATGAAAAAGGCGACAGCACCCACATAACGCCCAATTTCCGGGCAAGGGAATTTGATTGCAAAGGCAGTGGCTGCTGCGACCAGACAAAAATCGATGAAAAACTGGTGGAGTATTTACAGCGGATTCGCGACCATTTCGGGAAACCTGTATACATTCTGTCCGGCTACCGCTGCCCCACCCACAACGGGAATACGGCAAATGCTTCAAAAACATCCAAGCATTTGCAGGGAATGGCGGCAGATGTTACCATCGATGGCGTAGAACCGCTGAAAATCGCCCAATATGCCGAGTCCATCGGCGTTTTGGGCATCGGTCATTATGATGACTTTGTGCATCTGGACACGCGGGAAAAGAAGGCTTTTTGGTATTCCCACGATCAGGTCTATCGAAGGAGTTTTCTGGGGTACGCCCTGCAGGAATTTGTTTGCGATGTCCAAAAGGCCATCGGCGCAAAGGTGGACGGAATTGCAGGTCCGGAAACCCTGTCAAAGACACCCACAATTTCCCGATGGAGAAACAGAAAGCACCCCGTTGTGGCAGCGGTGCAAAAGCGACTTTATGCACTGGGTTATACTGTGGTAGGCGAGGTTGACGGCATCGCCGGCAGAAAGTTCGACACGGCTGTGCGAAAATTTCAAAAAGAGCATAACTGCGTGGTGGATGGCGTGATCACCGCCGGTGAAAAAACCTGGAAATGCCTGTTGGGAGAGGGGTGACAAAGTATGGGGGAAGCGGTGCTTACGGCGCTGATCACCGGCGGGTTGTCCCTAATCGGCGTGGTGGTTACCTGTCTTGCAACTGCCAAGAAAAATGAAAATGCCTTGAAAATTTCCCAGGCGGTCACCGACACGAAAATCGACGAACTGACCCGGGAAGTGCGGGAGCACAACGGCTTTGCCCGGCGAATGCCGGTGGTGGAAGAACAAATCAAAGTGATCAATCATAGATTAACAGACTTAG